AAAACACCGCTTGTAAGGGTAAGCCCGTCACCAGCAACACTGGAAGCAACTGACAATCCGCTTGAATCGACTGCCAAACCAGAATTGGTGATAAGATCGACGGACAATTCGCCGCCACTCTTATTAATACCATCACCGGCAGTAACCTGCGCGGAACCAGAGAACTGGGTCCACGTAATCGAAGTAGAACCCAATGTAATCGGGTCATTCGTTGTGATTACCCACTGTGTATCAGCGCCTACTGTACCTTCATTCACCCAAACAAAGGCACCGCCAATCGCCTCACTAGAAGCGTCCATGTCGGCTGCCCGACTAGCCGCTCCCGAAGCCACTGCGACATAGATACCATTCTCAGTAGCAGTTGACTGATCCTTCAAAAGGACACGATCACCAGTGGCAATAGTCACACCATCAACAGTGTCACCATTTTCAAGACCATCAGCAACCGCAACATTCGCAGTGCTCGCCACACGAACAGGATCTTTAACATTCAAACCCTGCTTAGTGGCATCAACATAAGCCTTAGTTGCAGCATCCGTATCAGCACTTGGACTGCCAACACTGACAATTCTCTGAGAGTTGGCGGAAACCGAACCAGTTGGTGCTGCCATCTGATCCAAACGACTCGTTTGGACCTGAGTATCGAAGTCAGAGACTGTGCTTGCAGCCTGTGTTCCTGTGTGGTTGGCCCTAGCTAGATAATGCGAGCCTTCCTGAGCGTCAAGCTTGTCTGCATCTAGACCAGTGCCTGAGCCGTCTACCGTTAGGAGGAGAGTCAGTATTTCAGAGGCAGTTTGGTCTGCGGTGGCACTAGTCTCGATACCGAGAATAGTGAGCACCTGTGCCGGCGTCTTAGGTTGTGGAGTATTATCGCTTGTTGCATACAAGAAAGTTGTAGCATCAAAATCAGTCTCCATAACCGCACCAGCGGCGTTGACGTTTGTCGCATCTGTTACATCTGCTGCAGATTCGATAGCATCTAGCTTCGTTTCATCAGCCGCAGTGAATCTATTGACAATCTCCCATGCTGAATTTGCCCGCAAGTAAAGTTTGTCATCGTCAGTATCATAATAGATCTGACCGTCACTTGGAGCCGAGGGTGCAGTACTTAGATTCTGCACCACAGCATTTCTTAATTCATTCTTATTAAGGTCAATATATGACTCTATGTCAATAGGGACCAAAAACTTTTTAGCCATTGTATTTCCTCCTGGACTATAACGGCCTTACCGGCAAAAGCATTATCAAATGTTGCTACTAATTGATTTGTGGAATTATGTCTAATGTCTCCAATAACATGATTCCCAGCAGAATCAATAATATCTACTGTCGGATATCGACCTTGGTTGTGGGTTATCGTCCACGTTGCACTCGCTGAACTCTGATCATGAACTACAGTGGTATTAGGACCAGAGGCACCAGTGGCACCAGTGGCACCAGCGGAGCCAGCAGGTCCTTGCGGACCCGTTGCAGTCTCTGTTAAAACTATAGTTGGATCTCCCTCTACTGTTAAAGTATTAAGCGCATCCGTTTCAACAACATCTGTCACTATCTAGTCACCTCCGGTGTAATGCTTACTGTGCCTTGAACTAACCTTGTAACCACCCCACCTGAAGTTATGATTTCTAAATCATAGACACCAGTATCGGGAGCAGTCAAAGCAGTAGTTACAGACGATGCGATAGTAATAACGATTTCACCAGTCGCATTTAAAGTTATATCTCCAGCACCGCTAGTCAAATCAACTAACGCAGCCGGAGAATCATAAGTATTACGAATTTGCATTCGGCCAGAATGAGTACTCAAATCTACTACGCTACCGCCAGATTTATATGTAAACGTTCTTTGAAATGTTTCGCCTTGATTTACGATCAAATTGTAACTAAAAGCCATACCCTGATTATACCACCGTAACGTTTTTTTACCAAAGGCTAGTCAAGTGTAATATCAAGATCATTCGCAGCAATAGTAAACGTGTCCCCTGATGCAGCAACTACTGAAGAAGACAGCGCTCCATGAAACAGGAGATTGCCTCCAGCAGAAGCATCAAAGACCCCAATGTGCGTCACAGTAACAGCAGGCATGCTGCTAAAGGACACGCTAGACGAGTTGGACACCGCACCGCCAGAAGCTGCACCAAAAGTTACCGCTTGCCTAGTGGCCGCGACCTCAGCGCCTCCAGAACCAGCATCAGTCGGACTACCAACATACAACGCCAAATACACCGTTGCTACCGGCGTATATGACGTATTCCTCAATGCATGATCAAGGAGTTTATTTTCTAAGTAATTAGATAACCCCGACATGATTTTTCCTATCAGCTACTCGCCGTAGTGTTCTTTAACCTGTTTCTGAGTAGCCGCTTCAAACTGAGTTGTATCCAAAAGTTGCTTTGCCACAACGGCGGACACAAGTTGATACGGATGGTCCCTAGTGAACTCAACCGTCCCAACAGAGTATCCATATCCATGACGCATGAATAGCATCTGTTCACCCGACGGTGCTGCAGCCTTTTTGGCTGCAGCCTTTTTGGCGGGTGCCTTTTTGGCGGGTGCCGCTTCGACCTCTGCATTCTTCAAATCTTCAGTTGTAACTGTACTTTTATTATCAGCCATAATGAACATCTTACCATACATCATTATCAAACGCAACAATAGAACACCCCCAGGAGGCATCGAAGCGACCCGGGGGCGTCTGGTGGTGGTTTGAATTTAAAACCGTATTCTATTTAACAGTTACAATCAGGTACGGAGCTTGGTATCCTTGCAGATAACGTAAGCTGCAGCGTTCTCAATGTTCTGAGCAACCCTGTTGAACTGCGTATATTCAATCGTGTCCTTCTTCGGCTTGAACTCACGGTAAACCGTGATCTCGCGCTGAATACCAACAATATGATTGTTGGGGAAGGTCAGAATGATGTAGCCGTGGTTGCCAGTGGCACCAGTATAACTACCAGCCACTGTCTCCGGCATGAGCGGAACCTCAACTAGAGGAATACCAAACGGAGCAAGCCCGGACGAACCGGGACCCCCGTTAGGCGCACCCGGGTTAGTGTAGAGCCTGTCACCCATAGTAGAACCGGGCGAAGGCGCACCAGCAGTAGCCTCAGTAGCAGAGTTCGGGTTCTGCAGCGTGTAGATTGTATCCTGCACAATACCCGGCCCACTGAAATACCGCAACTCGTTACGACGCTGCAGGTACTTGTTCGGCATCTTACGCAAAATTGCGTCATACACCGCACGACTAATATTGGTTTCAGTAGCATGTGTAACACCATTAGCAGTACCAAGCTTAACAAAGCCGTCCTGCGCCTTAAGCAGCGCATTGCTGCTTGTGGTATCACCATTAATTAGAAGGTCATCCATATCGTTCGACGTCTGACGCGCCATAACCTGAGCGATATGATCCTCCAAGGAGTCGCCAGCAATATTGTCCTCCAGGGACTCAGTACTGACCTCCCAATCCAACCGGAGCTTAACTGTCGTTAAAGCGACCTTAGCAAAGGTCACGGCAGCGTTTGCGCCAGTATCGGTAGCCTCAGTTGCCTTTGCAAGCAACCGCGTTCCAACCGACAGCTTATCGATTTCCAATGACGGGTTGTTCATGCGAACGACCCTAGACTGTTGCATAAGAACAGACTGATCGATAACGAAGTCAAGGAAACGGTTAGCCTGAGCGGGCTTTAAAATACCGCCAGAGGCATTGCCGACAACAGAGGTAGTAACCTCGTTTGCTTTTTGAAGTAGTTCTTCGTTAGCCATTTATAATTTCCTCCTAAGACTCGTATCCAAGAGACTTAATCAAGTCCTGAGGGAGAAAAAGGTTTCCCCAAAATGACTCGGGGGCACTTTTCTCAGCAGCCTTAGCGACTACATCCTCTTCTTCGTCTGTCTCATCAACACTCTTTTTAATTGCACCGGCGTTCTCAACGGTTTCAACACGAGTGTTGATCACATCAAGACTATCGGTGACTGACTTTGTTGACTCATCAACCTTAGCTGTGAGTTCTTCCTGCTTCTCAGTCATTGCATTAATGGCAGAGGCCAGTTTCTCTTCAATCAAAGTCTCCACCTGTGCGGTAGAGGCCTCGGAATGCGAAGCTAGCTTTTCATCAATGACAGTTCCTAGAGCTGCAGTGAGTTCATCGATATTCATATCAATATCATCTCCTTCATTGATTTCTGCCACAAGCGCAATCTCTTCCACTTCAGCAGTAATTTTTTCTACATCATCTTCATCAGAATCAACAATAGTATCCGGCTCCGCATTAGCGGGATCGGACATCCATGTCAAGAACCTCTGAAGAAGTGAGATCTTATCTTCCAACTCGGCACCCTCAAAAGCCCCGTCATTTGACGGGGTTTCATCAGACGCAGTTAGAACGTCTGTATCTTCCATGTATGTAACCATATCAGAATAATTCTTATTATGCAAGTTTTTCGTAACATTGCAGTCACATTCGGTACTTTTGATTGTATTATCAGTAATACATACTGTCGTATCGCCAACTGTGTGACATTCTGTTTCATCAATTGCGAGAGCATAGGATAGACCTTCGTCATCAGATTTAATCAACGTAATGTTAGCAACTGGGTTTGCTGGATTATCCACCAAACTCAACTCACCAAGTTCATACTTGGTAACCACACTAACCGGCTGACCTCGAAACTTCCTTGTTTCATCTTCCTTGCGTTCGAGGATTCGACCACCGATAGAGAACGCACCAAGGGTGCCATCCAAAACCTTTTGCCAAGTATCCTCTGCCCCTTTTGAAATATAAGCAGAAACCTCTACACCACGGTAGGTGCTTCCACCCTCATTAATCTCAACGGGACGATGACCTACGGCCTTGCCTACAGCCAGAGGCTGGTGCATCTCTCGTATGTTGCCCTGCCAATTTTTAAATGCTGTCATGGACGCGCTGAAATCAACGACGTCTCCTGACTTATCTACATTATCAGCAGTAGCTACGCCAACCACAACCCGCTCTTCATTTTTAATTAAAGAGACAGGGAAGATTAGTTGTAAATTTTCGCCATGCATATTATTGCCTCCTTATGAAGCTATGGGAACTATTATAACATATATCTAATTTAATTACAATAACCTTTAACCCACAGCAAAAACAGCCAGAGTAACAGACGCAGTGATCACTTGAAATTCAGTGTAATCACCGGGGATGCATACGTACTCCGTACCACCAGCAGGAATTAACACAGACACATGGTCATTCAGTTTTACTGTAGCATCAGTCGATGCGTGAGTGTTGTGAAAGTAAATACCATCAGTGTGATGACCTAAAGTGATTTTTGAATCAGTGCTGTCTACACTGATATTTGAATACATAACACTACTATTTCCGTACATATTGTCCTCCTTTAATCTTGATCACGAACCCCACCTGAGTCTTGGGCAGAGCCCCTCTCATTGCTGGTCTCGGGATTCGCAGAGTCATCTCCCGCTGGGGGAGTGTCAGCATTGTCATTCCCCTCGGGAGCGCCCTCTGGCCTTTCTGGCTCTTCTTCCACCATGTCTTCACCGGTAAACGGATTGATGCCCGTTTGCATAAGCAACTCCATTTTCCTAATATTGCTTGGATATGGAAGCTCTTCTTCACCAGCCTCGCGGTCAGGAAGACCCAGCATGTTTCGCACCTCGTTTGGTGTAACAACCTCAGTACGAAGATATCGATCTCTAATCTTAGACTGTACATCTTCATCGACCAGATCAATCTGTTCAAATCTAAAATCTACAAGATCGGTAAACTCTTTAACAATATAATTAATCCGCTTCTCTATAACCTTTTGATCGGGACCAACTACCTGAACTTTAAAAGTTTTATCCGCATCTCTCGCAACAGCAAGATTTGCATTATCGTAAACACCAACCTTGGGGGCTGGTACTCTATTAGCAACTAGAATCTCATCACGATTGGACTTTCTGAATTTATCGAAAGATGCGTCCTGCACGTTGGCTTCTAGCTTCTCAAACTTTATATCTACATCACCACCAAGTGATGCAGGAAGGGGAACGATAAGAGTTCCATGATTCCTGCCTTTAACCTCTGTTCTAAAATAGTTAACTAATTCTTGCTTCGATCTATTACTAAGCTTTGCACCTTTAAGAATAATTGCATATCTAGGGATAGCCTTATTTTCAAAATAATCAATATTATAATTCTTTGCGTACTTGTCACCCAAGATCGCACCAATAGCAGTTACCGCAGAAGGGACTCCGTAATAATTGCTTGTTGGTGTATACGCCTTAAAATGAATAATCTCATTAGGTCGTTCATCAGTATTGATAGGATCCGATGTTTCTAAATCTTGAAAGTTCCTAAAGAAAACAGACTGAATCTTGCTATGTCGTGACAACTGCACAAATCCATCACGCTGCCTGCGTACTCGCATATTGACAGCTGGAATGTGACCAATATAACCTATCTTGCCAACATTGGTCCTCCCTATCTCCAAATAAGCGTTTCCGATAGTAAGATAGTCCGTCCACAACTTGATCATAGTCTCCGAAAATGTATCTTCAATATTGGAATCATCGAGCAATGCATAAAGCTTCTTACGCTCTCGAGCCAACTCAATTCTAATCTTATCTTTCTTAGCTGGCGTATCTGCCTTTTCAACTCGCCGCTTCGTCTTGTCTGAATCCTCAAAAGCAAATCCAAGAGCAACTGTGTTTGCGACACGCGCATTAATAGAAGCAAAGTGAGTGGTATTGGTTTCGTACAAGTCTGCCAAAATATTTAAATCATGAGGCGGCTCAATAACATCATACAGTGCATACCCATCAATCGAATCTGGATCGACGTACCGTGACTTAGCTTCCCCGACACCTTTATTTGGCTTATTGCCGACAGCCTTCTGTAACCTCTGATACCTCCGCTTCACCTTGGCGGACTGCTTAGAAATATCTATTTTTTTAAAAGGATCAGTATTGGAAAACTGAGTGTCTACCTTAGTATAACTAACGTCATCGATCTCAACTTCCATACTGTCATTTTCTACAAACGATGTTTCACCCATAATTATCCTTTATGCGGTGCCACTTCTATAATGGCATCCTCTACCGGATCAGGCAACTGTCCTTCACTTAATCTTCCTTCTTGCTCTGACCTCTCACCATCGGTAACCTTCCGCGCGCCATCAACCCAATGAGGTTTACCACCATTATCTTTTCCAGCCCAATAATTGGCAGCTTCTGCCATCTGAGACTCTACCTTGCGATCACCAACCATACCTTCGGCGCACATATAGTTTCCATCCCCATCCGCAATAAAGCCACCATCGGGCATTTTCCATAAACAAACGCCAAACGCTGACTGAGGAACGACAATATTCTTTCTTTTCTTTATGATTCCGCTATTCATCCATCGCGAGTATAGCATATTTCATATCAAAAAGCGATTCAATCATCAAATATCGTATCGAATTCATAAAATCCTTCATCCACAAGGGTGAAGGATTCAATGACCCCATTAGCGGTTGGCATGGTTATCGTATCCGGTGGATCAGACTGCGTGTCTACCTCTATCGGCTCTATATCCCCATTCTGATTTTTATACCAATATGTTGCATATTTGTTTTCTGTATCCATACCTTAAAGAGCACAAGTAACACACTCGGGATCATCAATCCTGCATGCTGCAACTTCATCGTCTGAATCTTCTTCAAAGTCTAAAGTCATTTGGTTTAGAACCTGCTCATCGCGCGAGTTGTCACGATAAATGGTAATACCCTTGCACCCCAAATCATAAGCCATACGGTATAGCCTATCCGTATCTTCAATAGAGAAGTCCGTTGGGCAGTTTGTGGTTTTGCTAATAGCAGAGTCAACCCAACGCTGGATGGCAGCCTGCACGGCTACATGTTGTTCTGGCAGAAGCTCCATAGCGGTCACGCAGTAATCTGGCAGATCGTTAATATCCAAACCAAGTTCTTCAATCACCGGAACGGTCTCAACCTCTGTCCCAAGCCTTGAAGTGCGTGTGTACTGCCAATTGAAATATGGCTCAATACCTGTTGATGTACCCATCATTGTGCCGGTCGTACCAGTAGGAGCCACGGTAAGTAAGCAAACGTTACGAATACCATACTGCTTAACTTTCTCTCTAATATCTTCAGGCATACCCTTCATGTAACCTGATCTCAAATATGCGTCGGCACCAAAGAACTTAAACTCACCCTTTAGCTTTGCAAGATTAATAGATGCTTCGTAAGACTCAATTGCAATCGTCTTGAAAAGTTCATCAATAAAAATAAGACTATCTTTTGAGCCATAACGAAGACCCATCTTTACAAGCAATTCACCAAGACCCATCACTCCTAAACCAATACGACGATTGCCACGATGGGTTTTTTCAATAGAATCAAAATGATAATCATTAATAGTAATCACATTATCTAAAAGCCTGACTGAGTTGTGAACAACATAGCGCAGTTTGCTCCAATCGAATTCAGAATCAGAATCTACAAACTTAGACAGATCCATAGCACCTAGCGTACAAACTCCATACGCCTCAAGGGGCTGTTCGCCACAAGGATTAGTAGCAACAAGCGGAGCAAAATAATGAGAGTTGCTCATCTTGTTTGATCTCTCCAAAAAGTGCAAGCCGGGTTCCGCTGATGCGTGTGCTGAGGAAACGATCTGATCCCAAATCTCTCTAGCTTTTACCGTCTTGTAAACAAGAACTTCTTTGCCTAAAACATCTCTCCAGTAATAAAGATTGCCATCCCAAAGCTCATTGTATTCTGGATCTTTAGTATTGGGGAAGACCAGACTCCAGTCTGCATCTTCCTTCAAGGCAGTCATAAAAGAGTCGGAAATACATATCGACATATTTGCATTTTCAAATTCCCCGGGAGTATGTTTGACGCTAATGAATTCTTCAATGTCTGGATGCCAATCATTAATCATTAGCATCGTGGCGCCGCGTCGTGAACCTCCTTGTTCGATGAGCCCTGTAGAAAGGTTATACATCTTTCCCCAAGAGACAGCACCGCTAGAAATGCCGTTGACACCAACAACAGGAGCGTAGCGAGGCCGTAAAGTAGAAAGATTGATACCAACGCCTCCCCCCCTCGAATGGGTTTCTGCCATTTCTTTGACACTATCAAAAATACCTCCGCGAGAATCTTGTGGACATGGTAGCACAAAACAGTTCTGAAGAGTAAGACCCTTTGCACCCGCTCCGGCAAGGATGCGCCCGCCTGGAACGAAATAATCAAAAAGAATATCTTTGAACTTTAATTCAACTTCATCCACATTGGCAGGATCTTCACATTCAGCTAAAGAACGTGCCACCCTAGACTTGACGCTATCAACATCTAATTCAAGCGGCTTTGAAATTAGATCAATATCTACAGATACAGTATCGCCATGATACGTAACTACCTCTATTGATCTTCCATCTTCATCAACATTTAATACCCTAGAGATCTCCTTAGCCGGCCACTTAGGATCTGGTGCAACCATTGCTAGCACTAAGTCTCCAACTGACACATCCCCTTTTGGTGCTTTTAAAGAATACCTATCTAAAAATATCTTATATCCTTGATACCCGCTCTTACTAAAGAACGATGGAATTTTAATATTCCCATCGTTCTTTTTTAACCCAGCACCCTCCAATAGGGATGATTCAATTTTTTCGCTGACTACAGTCACACTTCCTCCTTTAATAACACTCCCCCCGGTGGCGTGGAGGGAGTTGAAGAACCATCATAGCACGTTCGCAATTCCGAAGCGAGTGCATTTACGCAGGTAATTCAAGAAATCTCTAAAAAACCCAAAGCCTCGTCAGCGATGTCATCCCAAGTCTGATACTCATGCAAAACTCTTGCTCCGCGCATGGTCTTAGACTTGTATCTGTAATAATCAGTAGTGACATCTTTCATTAATGACAAGAGATGATCATAGTTTGGGTCGGCCACCTGAGCGCCCGTTCCGACAAGATTGAAGTTGTCTAGTTCTTGCTCTGAGGCATCTACAAACTCTGCATCAAGGGGCATCGACAAATCTGCAAAGTCTGCACATCCAGTAAGATTGGTGCAGATAGTCGGCATTCCTGTCGCTATCGCCTGAAACGGAATCATACCAAAACCCTCACCAGTGGTGGGATAAACCATGCAGTGACTATTCTTATATAAAGAGATCAGAGCATCTTTTGGAATATGCCCATGTAGAAAAGTTATTTGTGGATGCTTCTCGTACTCAGCCATCCACGGAGTTATCTTATCCGAAGTTTTTAAAATTAACTGATAGTTGTCATCTTCGTCAAACAGTTCCAAGAACGCTTTAGCAACTAGCGCTCCGTTCTTTCTTGGAAGCTCTCCACCTACATGAAGAAAATAAAACTTCTCGCCAATCTCACGTTCCTGAACTCCCCACTCAGAAGAAATGCCGTGAGCCAGAACGTTTATTGGAATGTCTAGATTGTATTTTTCATATACACTCTTACACCACTCACTCGTAGTCCATAACTGAGTGGAATTATTAAACTGATCAACCCAAGCTGGAGGGATAGCAGTAAACTCCCAAGGAGTATAGCCTACTGTTTGAGGTACTTCAAACTGATAGTAGTACGGCAAACAGTAGTTTACATGCCACTTAGTACCAGTTGCATTCCAAAGTACCCGCTGCCCTTTATCTTTAAAAGACTGGAAGAGATTAAGAGATACCTCAGTATATCCCCTGCTTCTCCAAGCAGTTCCAGTAGCATCTATTGCCTGTGGTGTAAACCATGATATATCTGTCTTTAAACCCACGTAATTACATTTACTCCCAACTCAGCAAACTGATTTGCATCTTCTTCTGACATCCAGTACTGGATAGGTCTACGACAATACTGACACCGACTAACTCCAAGATATTCATCATCTATCTTACAGATAGTAATATAATCTTTGTCTAATACAGGAGTAGGAGGACAGTCATCGCACTCTGCTACTGCTATATATCTCATACTCATCTAGTAGTACTCCAGTTAGTTATAACAATATAGAAAGCTAGCTACTAGCTTGCTAGATAGCTTGCTGGGCTAGCACAGATCAGTTTAGCGTGTTTTTTTGAAGAAGTGGTGGATGGCCAAAAAATTTTCTCTATCGCACCTTTTGCTGTCGAAATATGGTAGGGTGGATCGATGTCGAAGTTTATCACAAATGTTGTATCTTTCACGATATGGAGCCTGCTGGTTGCCTTACTGGGCTGGTGGGCTTGTAAAGTAAACGGTACTATGGTAAACTACTGGAGTATAGTGCTGGCGTCGAATTGCATATACATGCTCGCTGCACCGATAATTAGCGGTTTGCAAAAGGAGTAAACCTTGAAGATAACACCAGCCACAGGGCAAGACGTAACAGAGATTGAGGAAATCTCTATAACTATTAAGCTCTTGAAAGATCAAAGAGGTGACTTGAACCCGGTGTTTTACGTTGTCTCTCCAGACGAAAGCTATGACGTATCAGTCATGCACTTGAGGCTATTGATTAATGGTCTTGAACTTGGCATAAGCAGTTTAGATAATATGATTAGCTGCATGCTGCAAATGATGAGATCAAACGCGGTAGAGGCTATGCAAACTATGGGTCTGGCTGATAGTCCTGTAGAACTTGAGAAGATATTAAACTTTATCGCCAGTTTGGAAGAAGAAGATGGGGAGTCTGCTTAACTCCCACTCTCAAATACTCGGTCGGGTAATCGAAGGCTTCCCCTATCCAGATAGAGAATGCGCTCTCTGTAGTAAACCTTTGCAACTGGTTAATGCGATCCATTCGGATCAAGATATGTACCACTACAAAGCCATATATGTTTGCGGTTACGAGGACTGCCCTGCGTTCGATTATGCCGACAGAAAGGCCTATGTAAAGTTGTACTATTCATCGGAAGAAGCTCAGATAGTATTTGAAGATATACTTCTACCCGTTTACGGAAGAAGGGAAAAGGGGCTTGATGATGACTAAATGGATATGCGGCCTTTGCGAATCAGAACTGATTTGGGGTGGCGATCACGACTTAGATGACAGCTTTAGTCTTTTTACAATGGTAAGTAATTATACCTGCCCTAGATGCGATGCATATGTTGAGGTATCAACATGAGTTTACCCGATACGAAAAATCCTTGCGATTATCCTATTGAATTTATGGGTGAACACCCTCCTATAGAAATTCTTTTGAGTTATAATAGAAAAGATAGTAAACTTAAGGAAGTGAATTCGGAGAACCCCTGTGCTGACACAGAAGGATAGCACAATCGGCAAAAGCCGGTTTTTGTGCCTCCGGGGAGGACTATAATGGACGCAGGCAATATCATCACGCTAATAAGCTTGACGATTACAAACGTTGTCGCTCTGTGCGTGGTGTACATCCGCCAGAAGCGATACAACAATAAGAATTATGGAATAAAAAATGGTCGGGGAGATTTATATAAACAGATAGGGAAGTTGCAGGACGACATGCACAGAGAGACTCAACTTCTAACCGCTGATGTTGCGGAACTACGCGGCATGCTCAGAGTTCATCTAAAAGAGAACACGAGCAAGCATTAATGACCCTACAA